TGGGCAAAGGCACACAAGACAGCAATCCTGTCGGGCGGAGCGAAATACAAGCCAACTAATGTGCCAAACGACCAAGCTCAGTTCCTAGACAGCCGCAGAATGGCTGTTGAAGATGTTGCTCGTGCTTTCAACATTCCACCACACCTACTTGGACTACCAGGCACTAACTCTTACGCATCAGTCGAACAGAACAACCTTGCTTGGGTAACTCACTGCCTCCGACCAATCGTTCAGAAGATTGAGGGTGCACTATCACCGCTAATGGCTCGCTACCCAGGTGGAGAGAACGCATTTATTCGGTTCAACCTTGATGGCCTACTTCGTGCAGACATAAACTCAAGAATGGCTGCATTTTCGACTGGTTTACAAGCTGGCTTCTTGACAATCAACGATGTGAGACGACTTGAGGACTTGACACCAATCATGGATCCGTCAGCCGACACTGTTCGTGTGCCTCTGGCTAATGTCAACATTGATGCTGCTGACCTATCTGCTCAGACAGAGCGAGTAGACATGGCTCAGAGATTGATTCAGGTTGGATTCGACCCAGTAGACGCTCTTGAGAAACTCGGTCTACCTGCTATTGACCACACTGGCGTTCCAAGCGTTCAGTTGCAGAATGCCGGTCAGTCACAAGACCCAGCAGCTGTCAAAGAAACTTACGGGGTAGAAGATGGCAATTAGCAATGGCATAACTTCAGTTGGAACCGTGGCCACTGCTATTGATGGTGTATGGACTAATCCATCAATAATTACCATTCACAATAACGACAACACCGCTGAGGTTTATCTTGGTGGAAGTGATGTAACAACAAGCACTGGGCTACAACTTGTAAGGCTTGAGAGCTATCAATTTCAATTACAACCCCTAGAACAAATCTATTGTGTAAGCACTAAAAACGGACACAATGTTAGTTGGATGAGGCAGACAATCTAATGATTAACCCAGGCAGATACAACATCACGGCATACCAAGGTGCAACATACAACCTAAACCTGACTTGGACTATCGGCGGTTCGGCTGTCAATCTGACAAACTACACGGCTGCTATGCAGGTTCGCACTACTCCAGCAGCAACCGCAACTATCTTTAGCCTGACCAACGGCACTGGCATCACACTCGGTGGAACTGCCGGCACAATCGCCGTGACAATCGGTGCAACTGCTATGGGTGCAGCAGAAGCAGGGCAGTATGTTTACGATCTAGAGCTAAACTCTGGTTCAACTGTTACAAGACTTATTCAGGGAACTTTCCAAATCCAAGCTGAGGTCACTCGGTAATGTCAGCCTCTGTCCTAGAGATTACTGAAACAAACACACTTGTTTCGGTTCAAAATTCGGTTGTAAATGTTGGTGTAACTGAAACCAACACAACCGTTACTTTAGGCAACTCTGGCCCACAGGGTATTCAAGGTATTCAGGGAGCAGTTGGCCCCGCAAACACACTCAGCATTGGCACGGTTACCGCAAGTGAACCAGGCGGGACTGCATCAGCAACACTTACTGGCACTGCACCTAATCAAACTTTGAGTTTAGTTATTCCAAGAGGATTGCAAGGAACGCAGGGAATACAAGGTCTTACTGGAACAACAGGTGCCACTGGTGCAACTGGCCCACAAGGCCCAAAGGGCGACACTGGCGACCAAGGCCCACAAGGAATCCAAGGTGCAACTGGCCCACAGGGTGCTAAAGGCGACAAGGGTGATAAGGGCGACACTGGTAACACTGGCCTAACTGGGGCAACCGGAGCAACAGGTGCAACTGGGCCACAGGGCCCACAAGGGGAAACAGGCCCACAAGGAGCAACTGGCCTACAGGGTGCAACAGGAGCCCAAGGCCCTAAAGGGGACACTGGCGATCAGGGGCCTCAAGGTATTCAGGGTTTGACTGGAGCTACGGGAGCTACTGGCCCAACTGGTGCTACGGGGCCTCAAGGCCCAACAGGTGCTACAGGTGCTACAGGCCCCCAAGGGCCCGCTGGTGTAGTCGCTGCTACTTCTCCGATAACTTACAACTCGGGAACTCAAACTGTCGGTATTGATGTCAACGCCGCAGGTATAACTATCAATGGAACAGCCGTAGCACTAGGTGGAACGGTTACCATACAAGCGAGGTTGGGATAATGCCGTATTACATAACTGATAAATCTTCAGAATGCTCAAGTTGGGCAGTAGTCAAAGAAGATGGCGAAGTCATGGCTTGCCACAACACCAAGGCTGAGGCTCAAGCCCAGATGGTAGCTATCTCATTGTCAGAGGGCATTGAACCAGGTGGCGAAAGAGACATTCGTGCATTACCAGGCGACCTCAAAGTCGGTGACTATGTATCTTGGAACTCTTCGGGCGGTAGGGCTCGTGGCGAAATTCAAGAGATTGTAGACAACGGATCTATCAATCCACCTAATTCTTCGGTTACAGTCAATGGCACGGAAAAAGACCCTGCTGCCTTGATTCAGGTATACCAGCCAGTCAGAGACGGATGGGAAGATACGGATGTGTATGTTGCCCACAAGTTCTCCACACTTACAAAGATTGCTCCACTTCCTGAACCCAGTGATGAACCAGAAGATGAAGAAGAAGATGACGATATGGAAGAAAACTCCATGTCTGAAGCAGAATACCGAGAAGTAAACCTAGAGCCCCCAGCCTACATGCGAGCAGCTGCTCGTAGAGGTCTCAAATACTACGAAGAGGGGTATGGCGGAGATGGCTTGGTTGAAAGAACAATCCGTGAGGCGAGAGCGATGGCAGCTGGCAATGTCACTGCTGATAAATGGGTTAGGATTCGGGCTTGGATTGCTCGTCACCTTCCTGATTTGGACAGTCCCGCCGCACGACCTGATTCGCCTGATTATCCTAGCCCTGGTGTAGTTGCACATTTGCTTTGGGGCTCAGGCCCATCAAAGCGAGCAGCACAACGAGCACTTACTTATGCAGAAGGTGTCGTTGCTAGAATTGAAGAAGAAAATGAAGGCCGAGCGAAAGGCGAAGCATTGTCAAAGATAGAAACACGCAGAACTCCAACCTCTATTGAGGTTCGTGAAGAAGGCGATGGCATGAGATTCAGTGGCTACGCTGCTGTATTCAACTCTGCCAGTGAGCCTCTGCCTTTCATCGAGAGAATCGCACCAGGTGCATTCCGCAAATCCCTAAGAGCCCGCAATGACATCAAGTTCCTCTGGAATCACGATGCTGGCGAGGTTCTGGGTTCAACTCGTGCTGGAACTCTTATGCTTACAGAAGATGAAAAAGGTTTGAGGGTTGATGGTCTACTACCGAACACTTCTCGTGGTCGTGATGTTGCTGAGTTGCTACGCCGTGGAGATGTTGACGCAATGAGCTTCGGCTTTAGCGTTCCTGCTGGAGGAGATTCATGGTCAGAGGATGGCTCAGAGAGAACCTTGAATTCGGTTCGTCTCTTCGAGGTCTCCTTGGTTAGCTGGCCCGCATATACTGCTACGGCTGGCACTGTTGCCGTTCGTGGCCTAGACAAGATTGCTAAGCGAGCTGACATTGATGCTGATGCTCTAGCTGATGCTGTCTACAAGCTCGAGGAAGGCGAAACCCTTACCGAAGATGAAGGTCGCCTAATTCAGCAAGCCGTAGAAACCCTGATGCCAAAGTCAGAAGGATCAGAACCTAGCGACAATTCGGTTGGACAGGCTATGCTGGCACTGAAGAAGAAGAAGCTCGAACTACTAACATGGCTAAGGCAGTAGAGAAGCTTCTGAAGCCAGAAGAAACTGTTGAAGTTGCTTTTGACAAGACCAATAGAGAAACACGGGTCACCGCACCTATCGAAAAGCGGTAAGCACTAGCCTCCTGTTTTCTTGGTTCAGGGGGCTTTGCTATGTCTAGCGTGTCCTACCTCCTGTAAACTTTTACTATCGGATGTGAGTTAGCTCTGCCGTGTTCAGTTGAGCGTCAACGCCACTGGTAAATCATTAGTAAGAGAAATAAAGGAGACTAAATGTCTGAGTTTGTAAAGGCTCAGCACGAACTCCGTGCCAACCTCACTGAGCAGATTCGTGATGTAATCGAAGGTGCTGAGAAGGAAGGCCGTGGGCTTGACGCTGCTGAACTTGAGAAAATTGACCGCATTGAGGCCGACATCCGCAAGGCTGACGAGACTATTGCTGTCGCAAAGCGTAACGAGGAACGCCGCCTAGAGGCTTCCGTTGCTGCTAAGGGATTCGTTCCTTCTGTAAATGAAGAGCGTTCAACCGCTGACATCTTCCGTGCCATGGCCCGTGGAGAAGAGCGTGGTTGGGAGTTCCGTGCACCACTAACCCCAACGACCAACACTGTTCCAAAGTCGTTCTACGACCAGGTATTCGATGTTGCTCGCCTTGTAGGCCCAATGCTAGAGGTTCCAGAGGTTATCAACACCACTTCAGGTGAAGATCTAACCATCCCAACCCTAACTGCCTACAGCACCGCTACCCTAACCTCCGCAGGTGGAACTGTTGCAGCTTCCGAGCCAACATACAGCTCAATCACTCTCGGAGCCTTCAAGTATGGCTTCATCATCCAGGCAGCCAACGAGTTGGTAGCCGATGCTGGATTCGACCTAGCTTCTCACCTTGCTAACCAGGCTGGTAACGGCATTGGTTACGGTGTGAACAATGTTCTAACCGTAGGTGACGGATCAAGCAAGCCTTTGGGTATTGTTCCTGCTGCTGGTTCTGGTATCACTGGTGGAACTGCCGTAACAGGCCAGTTCACCGCTGACAACCTGATTGACCTTGCTTACTCGGTTGACGGTGCAGTTCGCCGCATGCTTTCGGCAAAGTCTGTATTGTTCGGTGACCTCTCGTCATACAAGGTTCGTGTAGCAGGTGGAATCCAGGTTGCTTCTAGCCAGGACTTCGCATTCAACACCGATCTGACCACATGGAGATTCTTGATTCGCCTTGACGGTGACATCACTCACAGCTCCCATGTCAAATACTTCATCGGAAACGCTGCTTAGTTTCTGACGAAATAAGCGAGACCCACCCAAGTTGTAGGTTGCTTGGGTGGGTTTCTTTTTATACACTGTGACTATGGCAACCTACGACCTACTAAAAGCTGCTATCGCATTCGGTAGCAATTCACCAGGAACACCTACCGGTTACGGACAGCTCAGGCATGGGATGAAAGTAGCTGCTCTCAGTAACTACGGATTAGAAGGTCAGCAAACAGAGCTGACATTCGGTAAAGAAAAAATCCCACACTACCCAAAGGGTCTGACACTTTATTCTGCGGATGTCTACCCAATTTGGGCAGCAGACTTTCACACTAAGCACCCTGACTATAAGCCCTATCTGATGACCCTCTACGATGTTTGGGTTTACAACCAGATGGACTATAAAGGCGAAATAATTTCATGGGTGCCCATGGATCATCTAACTATCACGCCAGGCGTAAGAGAGTTTCTAACTAAGCCAAATGTAACTCCAGTAACCATGGCTCCGCACGGTCAAGAGATTATGGAAGCACTTGGTCTGGAATCTACTTACATTCCACACGGCATAGACACAAATGTCTATAAACCAACCCATGAGATTGCTGGCAAGAACATCAGGGAGTTTATGGGTATCCCCGAGGATGCCTTCCTAGTTGGCATAGTGGCAGCTAACAAAGCTAACGGTCAGATTCACCGCAAGGCTTATGCAGAAAACCTACTTGCTTTTGCCATGCACCTCAAGTCACATCCAGACAGTTTGCTTTACATCCACACCGAACCAGGCAGGGGCTACGGTGGATTTGACATCGCTGTTTTACTAAAAGCCATGGGCATTCCTAGGGAGAATGTGCTGATGCCAGATCCATTCTTACTGAGAGCTGGATACCCAGAAGAACACATGGCTGGCTTCTACACTGCAATGAATGTGTTGCTTAGCACTTCTTACGGAGAAGGTTTCGGTATTCCGACAATCGAGGCACAAGCCTGTGGCACAAGAGTTATCACAAGCAACTACGCTGCCTCTAAAGACCTAGCTTCGGAAGATAGCTGGAAGATTGATGGTCAGCCATTCTGGGATGAGGCACAAGGAAGCTTCTTCCAGATACCTTCGGTCAATAGCATTGTCAGAGCTTTGAATGAAGCATACGAAGCAGACCGTGCTAAAAGCGAAAAGGCGATTGCCTTTGCTAAGCAATTTGATGCTGACAAAGTGTGGAACGAGAACTGGGTTCCATTCTTCAAGAAGCTGTTGAAGTGAAGATAACTGCCCTAGCTCCATTCCCGTTTGTAGGAGCTCAATTTGGTGGCGGGGAAAGAATCTACAACTTACTTAGCCGTGTGGAAAACGAAATAGATGTTTTGATTCCAACATTCGGTGAACCGCAACGCATGAGGCATAACAACCTAACGCTTACAGCATTGCCGTTGCCTCACTATGTGCGTCACAAGGAATGGGATTTAGCAGTTATAGAAGGCACTCCTGAGACCTTCAAATCAGTCCTAGGAATCATTGAGCCTGACCTAATTATTCTTGAGCATCCTTGGCAAGTAGAGGCAATCCAAACCCAAAGATTCGTTTATGATGCACACAATAACGAAACAAGAATCAAACAACTTATCGGTGGCCCAGAAATACAAGAAGCTACTGCAAGGGTAGAAAAGATTGCTTTACAAGCAGACCATGTAACCTATTGCTCTGCTGAAGATGAGATTCAGTCTGATAGTCCTATGACTTTGATACCAAATGGTGTCAATCTGCCACCAGAGGTAAACACAAAAGGATTCGGTTCAGACATTCTTCTCTTTGTCGGTAGCGGTCACCCGCCAAACATAGGTGCGGCTATGGCCCTTGCAAGTATTGCCGAGTTCTTGCCCGATTACCAGATAGTTATTGCTGGGCAGTGCAGTCAATTCATTCGTAGCAATCAGCCAAATGTCAAACTGTTGGGGCATGTAGAGCCATCAACCCTACATCAGCTATTCCTATCAGCTCATGCATTTATAAACCTCATGGGGGCAGGATCGGGCACTTCGCTGAAAGTTATCAAGGCAATTAGTTATGGGCTACCAGTTATTAGCACCATAGTTGGAGCTAGGGGCTACAGCACGGGCTGTTTGATAGCTAGAACGCCACAGGAAGTCACAGAATGGCTAGATAAGCTAAAGACACCACTTCAATACAAAAGTGTCTCAGAATCGAACCTAGAGCTTGCCAAGGGGTATTCT